GAAGATGTTTAATGATCTTAAACAGTCTCAAATTGCTTCTAGAGTGGTCAAATTAGCCGCTAACTTCCTTGAAACTACAGCCAAGAAAAATCTTAAAACCGTTGTCTATTCAAGGTTTGTACCATGGAAAAGAACAAGAAAACTTCAACAATCAGTCGTCAATCAAGCGATCAATGAAAATTCTAGTCGAGTATATGTTGGAGTTGATTATGGCCATTTTGTTGAGGAAGGTACAAAACCACATATTATAAGACCAAAAGCTGGCAAAAAGTTTTTAGCGATTCCTTTGTGGGGGGCAAGATCTAGTCTTAAAACTCAAAAAGTAACACGCAAAATTAGCAAGTTTATTTTTGTGAAGCAAGTAAATCATCCAGGCACAAAACCTTACCCATTCTTTGCACCAGCAATCGAATCAACAAAAACAGAAATACCTTTTTTATGGCAGAGAGAAATAGGTAAAAGACTCAAATTATGACAATCAGAAAAACTCACAAATCTAAACTTCAAGAGATCTTACAAGAAATTACTTATAAGACCAAATCTCTAAGTGTGTCAGATCATTATCAAGTCACAGCTGATAAATACCCTTACGTCTTTATAACCAGCCATAAACTCACTCCAAACAAACAAGGATCCATTCAGGATAATGCAACCTACCTTCGAGTCTATGAATACATGATTACACTTGTATTTATGGCAAAGGAAGATAACGGAGCGACTGAAGACAACTTAGACGAATTAGAGGAACTGATAATCAACAAACTTCAATCTGTAAAAGCCTTTTATGGCATGGCTACAGCTGAAACAATTGGTATTTGGCAAGCTCTAACGGTCGATGATGTCTCAGAGTCTTACAATCCTGATCCAAATTTAACTGATAACTGCATCTACAAAACTTTTTCAATCAATATAGAAACCGAATATCAATATGCCTAAAACACCTAAAACCACAGAGGAAGAAGTTTTAACACCTACCCCTGAAACTGTAACTCCTGATGTTCCAGTAGTTACAGAGCCTGAAATAGAAGCTACACCAGACCCTAGAGTTTGGTACAATTTCCCCACAGTCACCCGACCTGATGGCTCTCCTTTTAGCGTTCAAGCTCTTACTTTTGATGAAGCTGTGAAAGCTAAAGATGAATTTTTATTAACCCAAAAGAAATCTAACTAAATATGGCCGCACCAATTATAGGTCGTAATCTGTCCCTAGGTTACGCCAAAGAAGTAACCCGAAATCTTGTTGTAGCTACTCCTGCTAAGTTTATCCCATATACTGAGATGAATTTAGAACCTAAAAAAGAGTATTTTGAAGATACTTCAGGTTTTGGCCGACCTGAAATGATGTCAGGTCGGCTATCTAATCAAGAGTATGTAGCAGGCTCAATTGGTGGATTTGTGGATGCTGACACAATTGGAGAGTTGCTATTCCATTTGTTTGGACAAGAAGGTACGCCAGTGACAGCACTAGGAGCCACTACCCACACATTTACTCGCCTAAACTCTACAGAGTTTCCAACTTTCTCACTATTTTACACTAAAGCACCATCTAGATCACTTGTAGCTAAGGGCTGTAATATAGACAAGTTTAGCATTGAATTTGGTGAAAAAGAAACCAAGTGGAGTGCTGATATTATTGGTATTAGTGAAGCGGCTACAGGTGCTATTACACCAGCATACGCACAAAGACTTAGATATTTGTTATTTAGACACTTAACAGTCAAATCAGCTACCACAGTTGCTGGATTATCTGCTGGAACTGTACAACAAATCAAAAATCTGAAGCTTACTTTTAGTAATAACTCTAAAATTGATTTCTCGACTGGCACTGGCACAGACTCACTTAATCCGTTTGATATCAACCAAACTACTTGGAGCTGTGAAGTTTCGTTTGACCAAATTGTCAGAGATACTGGACTTATCACAGCTTATAATGCTAACACCCTAACTGCATTCCAGTTTGACTGTGAAAACTTAGGTGCAGCAGTCCTTGGAACATCAGCTTTGAAGCCTAAACTAAGTTTCATTTTAGCACCTTCAATCGTTGAAATCGATGACAAAGCCCCTCTTGATGATGTTGAGGTAATCTCAGTCAAAATCAAAGGGCAATACTCAATTTCTGACTCATTCTTAGTCAAAGCTATCCTACAAAATGTTGTAGCTTCTTACTAATTTTTTCTAATCAAAACCTTATATAATTCATTCAAAATATGTCTTTCTTTAAACCTACAACAGTAAAATATCCAGTCGCTGGAGCTACACTTAACCTCCGAATTGTCCCAGCCAAAGATTTTGGTCGAGTAGTCGACTTACAAGCTAAATTCAACGAACTAACCGACACAGATGGCGAAACATTTGATGGGATGATCACTGAAATTGCTGAACTAATCGTTGAATATTGTTCGTCTGAAAATTCAGAGGGACCTACCGTAGACGATATCAAAGAGCTTCCAGTTTCTGAAATTGGAAAAATCTTTGGCAAGCTCGCAAGCATGTCGAATGACCCAAAAGGAAAGTAGAGAGGTGGACAAAACTAAATTTGGACTATTTTGAGTTAGTTTTAGAAGTCTCTCAAATAGTCCATCTACCACCTGATGAAGTCGAAGCTAGATATGATCTAGATATGCTTGAAAAACTATTTATCTGGTCACAAAACAAGCAGAAAAAAGATAATACTAGACTCATGAATATTATAGGTTGGGTAAATTCAGATCAAGAGAAGCTGAGTAGTAGAATCTTAGCGCAGAAACTCACAAAGCCCACCTCTCTAACTGGTGAACCTGACCCAGAACCCGAAGACTATTATTATGGCTAATGATCCAAAATTACAGATCCAAATAGATGCCTTCACAGAAGGGTTTAAAAAAGGGCTTGCCGAGGCAGGCTCTAGTTTAGATTCATTCAAAAACAAGTCTGAGGAAGCTGGTGAAAAGTCATCTACCTCTATGTTTAAAGCGGTTTTGGGTGCAAATCTTCTTGTAGAGGGCACAAAGAAACTTTTGAGTGTCGGAATGGATATGGGTAAAAGTTTTATCCAAAATGCCGTACAAATTGAACAAGTGAAGGTAAGTTTTGATGTGCTTTTAGGGTCAGGTCAAAAAGCTGGTCAAATGATGAAAGATTTGGCTAATTTTGCACTTGCTACACCGTTTGAACTTCCACAACTACAAGAAGGTGCTAAAAAATTACTTGCTTATGGTATATCAGCTACTGGGATTCTTCCTATAATGAAGTCACTGGGTGAAGTCACTGCTGCAGTCGGTACTGAAAAATTACCTTTTTTAACTTTGGCTCTTGGTCAGGTTTATACAGCTGGTCGATTGATGGGGACTGAACTTAGGCAATTTAGTGAGAATGGAGTGCCTCTTTTAGGTGAATTAGCCAAGCATTTTAACACTACAACTCAAGCTGTCCAAACCATGGTCACCAATGGGAAGATTGGATTTAAAGATGTAGCAGAGACTTTATTTGCTATGACTGGGCAAGGTGGAAGATTCTTTGGATTGATGGGTAAGCAGGCAACTACAGCTGGCGGAATGTGGTCAAATATTAAAGATGCAATCGGACAGACTGGCAATGCCTTACTAGGTTTAAATGACAAAGGTGAGATCTTAAATGGTGGGTTCTTTTCAATCATGCGTGGAGGCTTAGAACAAGTCATGAATTTACTCATGAACTTCAAAATGCTTGTAAGTGGGCAGATTGATTTTAGTTCATTTTTACAACTTGCAGGGTTTAGTGAGCCAGTAATTCAGGCAGTTATGGCGGTTGGCAACGCTTTTCAGTGGGTATGGGGTATGATTGGCATGCTTTTACAAAACTCAATGGTTCAAGGTTTGGCATGGGGGACTTTGATATATAATGTCGTTGGAAGCTTGGTAATACCAGCTTTGGCTTGGCTATGGACTACATTTTTTGGGACATTTGGAATGATAACCAAAGCGGTAATGTTTTTGGTGACAAGCCCTTTTGTTTGGATTATAACGGGGGTGGCACTACTGTTTGTCGCATGGCAAACAAACTTTCTAGGTATTCGAGATGTAACTCAAAATGTTTTAGGTTGGATTGGTGAGAATTTTGCAAATTTTGGAAAGTTTATACTTATCAATTTAGACGGGATTGTAACTGGAATTTTTGATGGTACAAACTGGATAATCTCAGCGTTTAACCTTTTAATTGACTTTCTAGTCAAGAGTTTTGCCCCAATGTTTGGAGATGTTATCGGGTTTTTGGGATGGGGACTGAAACAATTAGCAATTATCACAGGAGAGGTAATTGGGACTTTAGTCGGAGTTTTTGGAATATTTTTGCAGTGGATAATGCCAGCTGTTTTACCTGTTTTAAAAGCTTTGGTCACCGCATTTGGCGAAATATTCAAAAATATTATGCTGATTGTGGTGGGAGCAACTAAGTTCATATCAGGTATTTTTAGCGGAGATTGGAGATTGATGGCAGAAGGGTTAGTGGAAATGTTGAGCGGAATTATTGGAGGGGTTGCTTCAATTATGGACGGCGTGATCACAGTGATTAGACAGGGTATAGCAGGAGTTTTAGGAATGATGACTCAGCTTACGGAAAATGAATGGGTTTCTAAAGGGTTGGATATTTTAGGATTAGGTGATGCAAAAAACAAGATCAACGAGTTAAAAGCTGATTTAGAAAAACCCTTTACTGGGATTCAAGATGATGTAAAAAGCCTTAAAAGTATGGCGTTATCTGCTTTTGGAGTGGATCAAAAAGCCAATGCAGCTAATATTGCAGAGAACAAAAACCTTGATCAAGGAGTCAATGATACAATCAATGGAATTTTACAAGGTATTGATAAAATGGGGGTATCTTTTGCTAAAGTGGATTTTTCTGAAATAAAAAAATCTATAACATCAGGGGCTAATGTTATAGGTACTACAGTTGACGGAATGGCTCAGCAAGCCAAATCAATGCTTTTAGAACTTGCTAAAAATCCACCAGAAATAGCAAAACTTGGAGAAGAACAAAAACAAGCTTTAAAATCACTAATTCAAAGTATTGGTCAAGGTGCCGTAGATTTTGGCAATCAACTTAAAGCCACCAAAGTTGATGCTATAAAATTACCAGAGTTTAAATTGGATATAAAATTGTCTGATAAAGCCATGGTAGACATGAACGCTCAGATTAAAAAACAACAAGAGGAGTTTTTAGCAAGTATCAAAAACACAGCTAAAACAGAAGATGGCTCAGGCTCTAAAAAGTCACCAGCTGACAAAGAGGCAGACGCAAAACAAAAAGCAATGTCACTACAAAAACAACAAATAGAAGCTGAAATAAAACAAACCAAAGACAAATACGATGGGGAATTAAACACCCTTGAAGCTCAAAAGAAAGAGCTGGAAAATAAGCAAAAACTGCTACAAATTACTCAAGAAGATCTAAAGTTAAATACTTCAAAATCTGATGAGTTAGAAAAACAACTTGAAAAACTACAGGATAACCAGACTCTAAACGGAAAAACTAAAGAGTCGGAAACTGAAATCTTGCTATTAAAACAAAAAATTGGAGATGTTAAAGATCAGGAGAAAGCCGATTATGAAAAAGCTCAGGCACTTAGAGATAAGCAAAAAAAAGATTATGAATTGGCTAAATTCAACCTTGAAACGGCTATCGATCAGAAAAAGACGGATGAAGAAAACGCTTTAAAGCCTTTGCAATCAAAAAAACAGCTCTTAGATACTCAGCTTTTAAATTCAAATGTAGATCAATTCAATGCTGGGAATTCAGCCTATTCAATCCCTAGTTTTGCGACTGGTGTGGAGAATTTTAGCGGTGGATTGGCAAAAGTCCACAAAGGTGAAGTTTTAATGAATTTAC